TCCCCTTGACAACCTGGTCTGTATATGCTACCAGGTCAGCCTGTCCATCAGGAACGCCCATCAGGAAGCAGATCAGGGAAGGGAACGGATGAGAGCAGGGAAGGGAACGGTAGAAGAACGGCAGGAATTCTTGCAGAATAGGGGCAAATTCAAACGAAAACAAATAGATTGATAGAATATAGCAACCGAACAGAACACGGCTCAGAACGGCAAATAAACGGCTTAAACGATATGCAACAATTATAACATTATATAATAAGAAAAAGCAAAAATAAGTCTTGAAAAATATTTTTAATAAATTTGTAAAAAGGTATGAAAAACATTTGACAAAAATACAAACATTATGATAATATATTTACAACGACAACAAAAGGGATAGTTATAGAAAATGAAAAATTATTATATAATAAAGAAAATAATTGAAAAAGATTTACCATATCCAGAAATGTTTTCATCTTTTGATAATTATGGATTTTCTCAAATGGAAGAAACAGTTGAAAACGGTGATATTTATATTTGCACTGATGGAAGCGAAATAGATGATGAACAAATCATAATTGATTTAGGTGAAATAGATGATTTAGGTGAAATATGATTCATACAAACATTAACAGATTAAAAAGAAAGGTTTATCAACCTTCAGAAAACACATTTATAGACACTTCTGAAGAAGCACGAATTTGTTTGAATTGTACACTTAAAAGATGTATATGTGATAATGCATCAAGTTGCAAACGATATAAAGAAGAAATTAGAAAGATTAAGGAAAAAAGGAAAAATGGAATATAAATTAAAATTTATCTATGATAACAAAGAACATAAAGCAATGTTTTTCTATGGCAGACTTGCTGTTTGTAGAAGATATGTTTACACGTATGAAGACCTTGCAAAATTTACAAGTGAAATGATAAGTAAATATACTATTATTCCAGGAATGAAAAAGGAGAATAAACAATGAAACTAATAGATTTATTAAACGTTCTTGATGGTGATTCAAAAATACTTATTCAACAAAATAGACAAGAAATGTTTGAAGGTTGTGCTGGTGATATTGTGCCAGCAAGATTTTCATTCAACTTGCTTGAATCAAAAATCAATGCTGTATGGTATTCAACAACAATGAACCGAATTGTTATTGAATGTTAAGTTATTATCAGAACAGGTTGCATAAGTGAAATAAATTATGCAACCGATTGTGATAATAAAATCACATAAACAACATAAAAAATTCAAAGTATGTTGTTAAATTATAGTCATTAAAGGAGGTTAATTAAAATGGCTAAAACACAAACAAAAAAGGTAGAACAAACAAAGAAGGAATTCACAATGGAACAAGTATTTGCAATGTGGATTGAACAGTCAAAGAAGGGTGGAAAATATTTCACAGGTAAATGCGACAAGGGTTATTTGAAAGGGTTTTATAACACTAACAAACAAAATCCAAAAGAACCTGATATCAGAATTTATTTAACAGATGAAAAAGGCAATCTTCAAAAAGAAGAATATCTTTCTTTATGGTGTAAACTCAGCAAGAATAACAAGAAATTCTTATCAGGTAAACTTGATGGTAAATGGGTTGTTGGTTTTATAAATGAAAAAGCAACAGAAGAAAATAAACAGCCTTATTTTAGTGTTTACTATTCTGATGCTATGAAAGAAGATAAAAAAGAAGAAGTTAAACAGGATGAACTTCCGTTTTAATTAAGGAGAGAACAAAATGCTAACAAGGGCAAATATTTCATACAACCTTTATACAACACCACATAAACAAACGGTGGAATATAATGGTCAAAAAGTAATCTTTTATTTTTCAAGTGAATTATACAGAATTAAATTCAATGAAAGAATGGGTGAACATCGCAAGATGATAACTGATTCACTTTCAAATCGTTTTGGATTTACTATTAAATCTGATTTAATCGCAGATTTAAGATTGTATTCTTCTATTGAAAAAAGGGGATTCCTTATTTCAGTTGATGGAGAATATAAAGAATGTCAAAACGTTATGGTATTAGATGGACTGAAAATGATAACAGGGAACTAACAAGAAGCGTTAAGAATTTCAATGCAAAGGTTAAAAGACTTGAAGAAAAGTATAAAGACCGTTCAGACGTTGTTATTCCTGAAAAAGTATCTGTTAAAGAATTAAGGGATTTAGTGGGTACAAGAAGGGATTTAAACCGTGAACTTAAATCCCTTCAAAGATTTTCACAGCGTGGCTCTGAAGAATTAGTTGAAGCACCTAAGGTTGAAGATAACACATTTTTGACTAAATGGCAAAAAACAGAAATGAACAGGCGTGCAGGTGTTATCAATAGAACCAGGGCAAGACGTAAAGAACAAATTGAAGATATTGAAATGACATCTGGTGGTAAAGCACTTGGTTATACACGTGGTCAATTTGGTATGGGTAAAGCAGATGAATTGTCTTTGAAGCCAACAAAAGCATTTACTAAAAAGATGGACAAAGGTGATATCAAGAAGAAGTTCAAATCTTTACGTAAACACTCTCAGTCTGATTATTTTAACAAAGCAGATAGAAGGTTAGTTGATAACTATGTTAAAGCATTAAAAGAAACGTATGGAACAGATGCTGTTTCTGATATTGTTGAAGCAATTGAAAAAATGGATTTTCCTGAATTTTACAAAAAATTTAAGGCTGAACCAGATTTATTTGAATTTACATATCCACCTGATGATGCTGATGTTGATGAATATCTAAATAAAATCCGTTCAACTTGGGTTTCTAAAAAATCAAGTACAAGGAAGAAAAAATAATGAAATATTATGTTGCAGACTTTGAAACAACAACAATTGAAGAAGATTGCAGAGTTTGGGCGTGGGCTGTTTGTGAAGTTGGCAACAATGAAAACATCACTATTGGAAGAACGCTTGAAGAATTTATGCTTTGGTGCGAACAACAAAAAGATAATCCAAAAGTGTTCTTCCATAACTTAAAATTTGATGTTCAATTTATAATTCAATGGTTATTTAAGAAAGGTTTTAGACACGTTGAAAAGAAAGATGGCAAAACCGATAAAACGTTCACAACGTTAATATCTGATAAGGGATTATATTATTCTTGTGAAGTTATTTTCAAAAAATCAGGTAAGAAGGTTAATAAAATCACTTTTCAAGATTCATTAAAGTTGATACCACTTTCAGTTGATGCGATTGCAAAATCTTTCAAACTACCTATTCAAAAACTTGCAATTGATTATACTTCACACGATTATTTACCAGAAGGTTCACCGTTGACACCTGAAGAAGAAGAATATTTAAGACACGACGTGCAAATTGTTGCACACGCTGTTGATTATTTTCATAAACAAGGTTTAACCAAAATGACTATTGGTAGTTGTGCATTAGATGAATATAAAAAGTTAATAACAAAAAGGTCTTTTGAACGATATTATCCAACGCCAAAATATCACGATGACGTTAAACAGTCATATAGGGGTGGTTTTACATACTTAAATCCTAAATTTGCTTGTAAAACAGTTGGTAAAGGTGTTGTTCTTGATGTAAATTCACTTTATCCATCTGTTATGTATGATTGTTATTTACCATTTGGAACACCTATTTTCTTCAATGGTAAATATGAAGATGACAAGATTTATCCTTTATATACACAGATGTTAAGATGTCAATTTGAATTGAAAAAGAATAAGATACCAACAATACAAATCAAACACTCTGCTTTCTTTTCTGGTAATGAATATTTAACAAGTTCAAATGATGAAGAAGTTGTTTTGTGTTTGAATTCTGTTGATCTTAAATTGTTCTTTGAACAATATGATGTGTATAACGTTGAATATCTTTCAGGGTGGAAGTTCAAAAGCACAAAAGGTTTATTTGTTGATTATATAAATAAGTGGTCTGAAAACAAAATTCAAGCCAAAAAAGATGGTAATCACGGCTTATATTTAATATCTAAACTATTTCTTAATTCATTATATGGTAAATTTGGAACGGATAATAAAGTTCGTTCAAAGATACCATATATGGATGATGAAGGTATTGTTCACTATATGGAAGGTGAACCAGAAGAAAAAGATGGAATCTATGTTGCAATGGCAAGTTTTATAACTTCATATGCAAGACTTAAAACAATTACTTCTGCACAGAAAATTCAAGATAACTTTCATTCAAAGAAAAGTAAAGCAGAATTTGTTTATGCTGATACCGATTCATTACACATTGTTTTGAATGGTGAAAGTGAAGAAGAATTTTTCAAACATTGTGGACTTGAAATTGATTCAACCAAACTTGGTTGCTGGGATTATGAAGCAATGTTTAATAAGGCTAAATTTTTAAGACAAAAATGTTATATTGAAAATCATATTGTAAGTGAAGAAGATTATGAAAAAGGTATTAAAAGTGAAGATTCATTTTTATATTCAAAGGATAAAGAAGGGTTTTATAAATTGAAAATAACTGTTGCAGGTATGCCAACAGGCTGTTATAAAGACGTGACATTCAAGAATTTCAAACTTGGTGCATCATATAAGGGTAAAAAACAACCAAAAGTTGTAAAGGGTGGTGTAATCCTTAAAGAAGTTGACTTTACAATTAAAAAATAATTATATTGATATAGTAAAATCGTTTTACTTTTCAAAATTTAATTGCTATAATTATATATGGAGTTAATAACAAAGTTAAATGTAAAGCCATATAAACGGAATCATTGGTGAAGAGCCACCGTTTTGTGTTTGGGGTGATGCCTTCTTTACAACTTGTTATTGACTCCATTTTTATTTGAAAGGGTGTTGTTTTTGGGTGTTTTAGCACAAAACGGAATAAGTCATACAGCAATAAGAGAAGAAAACGATTATTATGCCACAAATCCAAAAGCAATTGATTTACTTCTTAAATATGAATATTTTAATCAAAATATTTGGGAATGTGCTTGTGGTGAAGGTAATTTGTCAGAACGTTTGAAAGAATATGGTTATAATGTTTATTCAACAGATTTAATTGATAGGGGTTATCAAGATGAAATTATAGATTTTATTAAAACAGATAAGAAGTTTAACGGTGATATCATAACAAATCCACCGTTCAAATATGCAACACAATTTATACTAAAAGCACTTGATTCTGTTGAAATGGGAAATAAAGTTGCAATGTTTCTAAAAATCAATTATTTATCTGGTAAAGCACGTTATAAAGAAATTTATTCAAAATTTCCACCACAAAAGGTTTATGTTTTTACAGGTAGAATTGGTTGTTCAAAAAATAATCTTCCTGAAGGTTTTAAGGGAAATGCAATGGATTATGTTTGGATGATATGGGAGAAAGGGCAACTTGCACCAACGGAATTAAGGTGGATTAAAATGTAAAAGGATAATTATGAAGAAAGAGTTTGACACATCAATATTTTGGAACTTAAACGAAACTTTAACACACAATATGTTAATAAATTTTATTGTTGGTAATCGTGGTGGTGGTAAATCATACGGTGGTAAAAAACGTGGAATTGATAACTTTATAAAGAAAGGTGAACAATTCGGTTATATCAGACGTTATAAAGAAGATTTAAGACTTCCGATGCAACAATACTTTGAAGATATTAAAGATGCTTATCCTGATTATGAATTCAAAACGGAAGGTGACAAGTTTTATATTCGTTTAAGACCTGAAAATGAAAAAGAAAAATGGAGTAAAAAAGATATAGCAGGTTATGGGTTTATTCTATCAACGGCAAATAATAAAAAATCAATATCATATCCAAAAATTACAACATTAATATTTGATGAATTTTTACTTGAAACAGGAAATCAACGTTATTTAACAAATGAAGTTGAAAAGTTCTTAAATCTTTATGAAACAATAGCAAGACCAGGAACAGATCATCCACAAGTTATTGCTTTCTTGCTTGCTAACGCTATTACCATAACAAATCCATACTTTTTATATTGGGACTTAAAGATGCCTACAAAACAAGATAAAAACGGAAAATTTATTTGGAAACACCCTTCAAGACCGATTTTAGTTGAAGATGTTAAAAATAAAGATTTTATTGATAAAAAGAAAAATACAGCGTTTGGAAGTTTAGTTGATGGAACTACTTATGCTGATTATTCTATTGAAAATAAGTTTTTACTTGATAGCGATACCTTTATTGAAAAGAAAGGTAGAAATGCAAAGTATTCATTTACATTTATATATAAAGGTAATAAATATGGTGTTTGGTATGATAACAATGAAGGTAAACTATGGGTTAGTGAAAATATAGACCCTTCACATCCGTTGGTTTATACATTAACAATTAAAGACCATCAACCAAATACAATGTTTTTGAAGAATAGAAGTAAAGCAGGACATTTTAACCACTTCATTGAAAATTATAAACAAGGAAACGTGTTTTTTGAATCAATGAACATTAAAAATCTATGTTATGAAGTTATCAAAATAACACTTTCTTAACACAATTTGAAAAAATTTAACAAATTTTGTGAAAATTTTTCAAAATATACTTGACAATTGGAAAAAATAGGATTATAATACAACCGAAAATTATAGCAATATAGTTTTCGGTTTTGTTATTTTAATAGAAAAAATTTTATAAGGAGATATAAAATATGTGGCAATGGTTATTAAACAACATTGGAACTGTGGCAATTATTGTGACTGCTGTTTTATCTTTTGCTGGCGTTGTTCTGAATATTCTATTTAAGAATAAGCCTGCAAGCAAGGTGTTAAAAAGTATGGCAAATATTGTTGCTAAACTACCAAACATTATTAAAACAGCCGAAAAGTTAGGTGGTACAGGTGAAGAAAAGAAAACTTATGTTATGGAACAAGTTGCTTTATACTTCACGGCAGACGGTGTAAAACCATCTGAGAAAGATTTAGAGAGTATTAGCACGCAAATTGATAGTTCTATTAAACTCACGAAAGAACTACATACTGTTGATACAAAAGTCACCAAAGATAATGTTGAAGTAAAAACACACGTTGATGTGACAACAGATATTAACAATAGACCTTTATAAAGGTGTAAACAATGGCAATTATAAGAAGTGACGGTGATAGTTTTAGTTATTATTATGGTTCAACCTTTAATGAAAGTTCACCACTTTCACTTAATCAAATGCAATTAAATGCAACATATATATTTGGTTATTTAAGGTCAAAAGGTTGGGCAATCACTTCAATTTGTGCGTTGCTTGGAAATATGCAAGCAGAAAGCACAATAAATCCTGGTAGATGGCAAAACGATTTACCAGGCTCAACTTCAAGTGGTTATGGTTTGGTTCAATGGACTCCATCAACTAAATATACAGAATGGGCAATTCAAAATGGTTTTACAGATCCATCAACAATGTCTTCAAATCTTGCAAGGATTGTTTATGAAGTAGAAAATAATATTCAATGGATTATGACAGATTCATATTTTATAACCTTTAAGGCTTTTGCCAGGGGTTATACAATAGAAGATATTCCATATACACTTAAATTCTTAACAGAAGCCTTTTTAATAAATTATGAAAGACCTGCTGACCAAAGCAATTCAGTAAAAGAATATAGAACTTCACTTGCTAATTATTGGTATGAATATTTGAGTGGAACAACACCATCACAACCATCAAAAAGAAAAAAGAAAAAATATAATTTCTGGATATTAAATGTCAGAAAAAGGAGAGAAGAATGGATAAAGCAACCTTAATAAACAAAATTAAAGCAATTGGAAGTTGTGAAAGTGATTCAGACCGTTTGGAATTATTAACACAATTACAAGAAGAATGTGTTCAAGATTATGATAGATTTTCAGAAATTGAACAAGCAAACACAACACTAACATCAGATAACGAATCTTTGCGTTCTGCAAATATGAAATTGTTTTTACGTATTGGTGAAAAAGAACCACAAAAAGACAAAAATCCGTTGGATGATGGAAAAGAAAAAAGAAAATTTAATGATCTATTTAATGAAAAAGGAGAAATAAAATAATGAACGTATTAGAAGTATTAAACACAATTAGAGACAATGCATCTGCAACCTATCAAGAAAGGATTCCTGAAGCAACAAGAACTAACCTTGAATCAATCCGTTATGCAATGATTGATGATGAAAACATTCAAGTTGCAAACGAATTTGTAAACACACTTTTGAATAAACTTGTTAAAAGTTATGTTCATACTAAAATTTTCAAGAATCCATTAAAGAGTTTGAAAAAAGGTAAAAAACCACTTGGCGATACTGTTGAAGAAATTTATGCAAACTTTATCAAGGGTGAACAATTTGACCGTTCTGGTGCAAAACTTTTAGAGAGAAAGTTGCCTGATATTAAAACGTTATATCACAGAATGAACCTTCAAATGCAATATCCTATTACTGTATCACGTGAACAACTTTCAAAAGCCTTTATTAGTGAAGAAAGCCTTGAAAAGTTTATCACTAACACAATTAATACACTTTATAATTCTGCAGAACTTGATGAATTTATGAACGTTAAACAATTGTTGAAATCTGCTTTTGATAAAAATGCAATTAAGACTGTTGACGTTGCAGACCCTTTAACTTCACCAGACAATGCAAAAGAATTTATTAAAACTGTTAAAACTATTTCAGGTTTAATGGTATTCCCTTCAACACAACATAATGGTTATTTAACTGCACAAAGCAAAGACAGAAATCCTGTCACAACCTTTTCAAGAAAGGATGAACAAGTTCTTATTCTTGATACAGCAACGGATACAACGGTTAATGTTGATGTTCTTGCAAGTGTATTTAATATGACTGTTGCAGAATTTAACGACACTAAAAAGATTGTTATTGATGCATTCCCTATTGCAAATTGTCGTGGTATGTTGGTTGATGAAGCCTTCTTCCAAATCTATGAAGATTTATTCAACGTTACACACTTCAATAATGGACAAGGTTTATATGATAACTATTACTTGAACGTTTGGATGACATACGCATATTCAATTCTTGTTAATGCTGTTGCATTCGTTGTCCCTGCAACTAATGGTTAATTAAAAATTAAGAAGGGATAGAATTTATTTTCTATCCCTTTATTTATAAGGAGTAAAACAATGAAGAATTTACCTTTTTGGCATTTAACAAATAAATATCCTTCCTTTCAAGATGTTGATAGTAAAACAGCCGTTGAAATGGTTGCAAGGGTATATGGTTCAATGCAAGAACTTATAACAGAATTTAACAACCTTTCAACAGAACTTCAAAAATCTATAAATGATTTTGAAAGTGGTTTGATTGAAAGTAACGATGAATTCAAAACTTGTATAACAAAAACAATTCATAACTTTATGAAATGTATTGAAGATAAAATTTTATTACAAGAATTAACAGTTGAAACAGTTGTTGAACGATTAATAAAATCAGGAAAAATCAAGGCTGTTGGTAATTATGATGAAACAACAGAATCACTTGATATTGTATTATCTTATGAAGGTGGTGAAAAATAATGAACGAAAAATGTATATGTAATCTTTATGGACATCCATTAAAAGATAGTAAAGCACGTGAAGAAATTAATATCCTTAAAGAAGGTACAAAATACCAACTTATAGAAACAATAACAGTAGAAGAAGAAACACCGAGAATTACGAGAACACAAGAGCCAAACGGAACAGAATATAAGTTTAAGAGACTTTTATTAAAATTTGTAAATGAAAGTGGTGTAACCTCAAGTAATGCTTTGGGTTTATATCCTTATGGGAAAAACGTTCAAACAGGTACAACATATAATCCAATAAAAACTGATGTTGCAATACCTTCAAAAAAAGCAGATGTTAAGTATTGTTGGATAGAAATATACCTAAGAAATGGTGTTTGGTGTTTAGATGCAATGTTTTGGGCTAAATACAAGGGTGAGGGTGCTGTTGAGCGTCCTTATAGTTGGCAACCTACTAGTACATCTGTCTTTGAAGCACAAGTTCCGTTTTTGACAAGGGTATTTATTGATAATGTGCCTGTTGGAACAACTATGGAAATATGGGGGGTAAAATAATGAAAATAAATGATAATGGTATTATAAGGAATATGACACCTGAAGAAATTGCAGAATATCAATCAATGCAAGTAATACAAGATATTCCATCATACAAAGACAGGGTTGAAGCAAGAATTAGAGAAAGATATTCAGTGTCAGATGAGTTAGCAATATTAAGGCAAAAAGATAAAAAACCGGAAGAATATGCTGAATATTATGCTTACGTTGAAAATTGCAAGGCAAAGGAAAAAACAGGTGTTTAAGGAGTAAATTATGAGTTGTGAATTAAATAAAAATAATAACTTTTTGATTGAAAAGGTTTTAAGAGAAATTGAAAAGTTAGAAGAAGATACAACAGCAAGATTATTAAAGCAAGATGGAAAGATTGCAGAACTTTGTGTTTATATCAAAGATAACCTTTCAGACAGTTTACTTAAATTGTTTGATTCAATGAAGATGAGTGGTCAACTTGATGAAATTGTAACAACTGCTGTTTTAACAGGTCTTTCAATTGTAGAAGTAAAAACGGATCATATTATATCTGTTAAAGAATATGGTGCAATTGGTGATGGTATATCAAGAACTTTAAGATGTGTTTTTGCAAGTTTAGAACAAGCAAAACAGGTTTATCCATCTGCAACTTCACTTGATAATGAAATTGATGGTTTAGCAATTCAGAAAGCAATTGATTGTAATCCAGGTAAAACAATTTTTATTCCTGATGGCAATTATCAAATTAACACAAGAATTGTTCTAAATGAAAGACTAACTATTCAAGGTCAATCAATGAATAGAACTGTTTTGAATTTCCTTAATGATATAGATGACTTATTTAATGCTGAAGGTAAAACACATATTGATATATCAAATATGACTTTACTTCACGCTTTTGAAATTGAACAAGTTGGTGCAACGAATACAGCAAAAGCAATCAATGGTAATAATTCAAGTTATTCAACATATTCAAATCTTGTTATTAAAGGTTTTGAATATGCAATCAATTGTGGTGAAAATTCTTGGTGTAATGACTTTGAAAATATTACAATTCAATCTTGTAAATATGGTATTATCGCAAATGGTGAATTTAACAATTGTTCATTTATAAAAGTACGTGCAACTTATTGTGATACAGGTATTTTTATTGGTGCTGGTCGCACTGTTTCAATGATTGATTGTCAATTTGAATTAAACAATGTCGGATTGTATAAAACAAATTTAGGTGATTTGTATTGCAAAGGTTGTTATTTTGAAAGGAATATCACAGATTCAAGTGTTAATTGGGGTAATACAACAGCATATAAAGTTAGTTTTGTTGATTGCTCATTCTTCAAAAATGAACTTTCAGATTGTATTTCTGCTCATGGAGATGAAAACACGCTTGTTATTGTTAAGAACTGTTCATTTACCAAACACGAACTTAATGAATATATCATTATGAAAGCCGTTGCAGGTTCAAAAGTTAAAATTCTTCTTGAAGATAATTTTATTCAAGATGGTATTAAAATAAACAACGATGATATTGATAACTTGCTTGTTAGAAATAGTTGGATAATGGATAATGCTTCAAAAAGTTATAAACATTCACATACACCCGTTTTGGTTGGTGGAAGTGGTGAAATTGTTCTTGATGGTAAAAATGATAGTTATAGAATCGTAAGTGAAAATGACCTTTCTATTAAATCACCACTTTATGAAAACAATAAAAACGGTAATAGTTTTGAATTGTTGCTTGTTATTCCTGTAGGAAAAACATTCACGATTATTCCTTCTGGAAGCGATATTATAAATGGTGAAAAAGAGTTCACAAACAACACAAGTGCATGGATGTATAAATATTGTAAGTTGATATTTGCACGTGGTGATTCAGGTTATAACGAATATATTATTGTTTAAGGAGTAAATTATGGCTGAAAACATAACAAAGGTGTATTTATTAAATACACCTTTGGAAAGTGATTATAAACACACGTTATATTTTAATAGTTTAGATGCACAACGTGATTATTTTAATAGCAAAGTAAAGTTTTCTTTTACAGATTTTAGTTATCAAAGAAAAGATAACACGATGCGAATTCCTAAACATTTTGATGATGTTTATAAATGTAATTATGTGATGTATCAAAATACATCATATTCAAATAAATGGATTTATGCTTTTATAACTAACGTTGAATATATCAATGAAGATGTAACCTTAATTCATATTGAAACGGATGTAATTCAAACTTGGTTATTTGATTATACTGTTAAACCTTCATTTATAGAGCGTGAACACGTTGATGATGATACAATTGGTTTACATACCTTTCCTGAAAATCTTGAATGTGGTGAATATGAAATAACACATAAATCAAGCATTGATGGTCTTGCTGAAACACAACTTGTTATAGGTGTTAATAAATATTTTTTGAATGATTCTAGTGACCATCAAGTTGGTATATCTATGTATACAGGAATGTATTCAGGCTTGGTATATTATACAATTAAAAACATTAACACAACTAAAATTCAAGAATTTATCAAAAAGTATGATGAAGAAGGTGTTTCTGATAGTATTGTGACAATGTTTCTTGCACCAAAATTTGTTTTATCACCTTTAATCAATACTGATGACATTGTTACAATTATGGTTGCAAATGCAGACCATCCTAAAAAACAATACGAACTTGAAAGAGAAATTTATAAATCATCATATATACCAAAAAATAATAAATTGAATTGTTATCCATATAAATATTTATTAACAAGTAATAATAATGGTGGTTCTGCTATTTATCAATACGAACATTTTACAGGTGATAAAATAACTTTTGAATATTATGGTGTTTTATGTCCTGGATGTTCAATCAGACTAGTTCCAAAGAATTATAAAAAGGTTGAATTAAATGATGAAGAAGGGTTGAATGGTGGAAAATATCCTATCTGTTCATGGAGTTCTGATGAATACACGAATTGGTTAACACAAAATAGTGTAAACGTTGGACTTGGTATTGCAAGTGGTATTACACAGATTGTTGGTGGTGCTTTATTAACTGTTGGTACAGGTGGACTTGGTGGTGTTATTGGTGGTGGTACAATTGTTGGTGGTATATCAACGATTGCACAAACATTAGGTCAAACACATCAAGCAAGTTTTACACCACCACAAACAAGGGGAAACACAAACGGTGGTGATGTTGTTACAACAATTGGTAGAAACACATTCACTTTCTATGGAATGTCAATTAAAGAAGAATATTTAAGAATTATTGATAACTACTTTGATATGTTTGGTTATAAAATCAACAAAGTTAAAACACCAAATAAAAACCATCGTGAAAACTATTGGTTCACTAAAACAATTGATGTTAATATATCTGGTGATATTCCAAATAAAGATATGTTAAAAATAAAAGATTGCTATAATGCAGGAATAACATTTTGGAAAAATCCTGATAATGTTGAAAATTACAGCGTTAGCAATAATATTATTTAGAGGTAAACAAAATGAATGATGTATTAAATTTTAATAATTATGCTAAATCGTTAAATAATTCAACTTTTATAGATTATTATAATAAGTTAAAGATGCTTGCTAAATCTTCTTTTAAGTGGAATGGTTTACCGAATGGTATTGATGAAAAATGGATTGAAGATTTTCTATTTCACGATGGAAAATGTATGTTCTTCAAAGATGCAACTGTCGGTTTAATGGTTTCAAAATGTTCTGATGGTGGTCTTGTTAATCATTATGATGAACCAACGAAATTAAGACCTGTTGCAACGAATTTTCCAGGTCAATTGAAAGAATATGAAAACAATATTGATTGTGTATTGATACGTAATAACGATGATATGATACCAACAAACAGAACGATTATGTTATATGCATACCGTTTAACAGTTCTTTCAAGAACCATTGATATTAACATTGAAGCGATGAAAACGCCTGTTTTAATAACTTGTAATGAAAAACAAAAGAACTCATTAAAACAAGTTTATAAACAATGGAATGGTTGTGAACCTGTTATTTTTGGTTCAAAAGATTTAGATACAGCAGGTGTAAATGTGTTGAAAACGGATGCACCTATTGTGTTTGATAAATTACAGATTGAAAAACATCAAGTTTGGAACGAATGTATGACGTTTATGGGAATCAATAATGCAAATATGGACAAGCGTGAACGTTTGGTTGATGATGAAGTGCAAGCAAACAATGAACAAGTTGAAATGTTTGCTTTGGCTATGTTAAAAAGCCGTGAAGAAGCGTGTAAACGCATTAACGAAATGTTTGGTGAAAATATCACAGTTGAGTTTAGAAACGCTGTAAACGAAAATGTGAGTGTTTCAGAAGGTGGTGAAGAATAATGGCAAGATATACGATTGAATTAAGGGATTTATTAGTTGATATAAACGCTAAACAAGAAATTGATAAAGCCTTATCAACCTATCCTATTTATAAACCACAAAGTGATAATCCTGATATTATTAACTTGATTCCAACAAGGGAAGACTTAAACAAGAAATTATTGAACTATTATAAATATCGTGAAATTGGTTTTGATACACCAGGTAGATTCATTGATGAACTTCAAATCACAATGGAAGAAATTATGCCTTATTACAATGAAATGTATAAGTCTGTTGAAACAATGCATAACATTCCATCACCTTTTGATAACGTTGATGTAACGGAAACTTTCAAAGAAGAAAGAACAGGAAGTTCAACAAGTATTGATTCTGGAACAACAACAAGTAATGCACAAGACAGTACAACAACAAATTCTAATGTGGAAAGTAATTCAAAGAACGTTGAATCAACTACACCACAAGGTGAAATTTCAATTCCTGGTAGTGCAATTGACTCTGTTGGTTATGCAGATAAAGTAACGTGGAACAAAAACAGTTCAAATGATGTTGCAACATCTTCTGGTAGTAGTTCAACAGAAGCAACATCACAAAATAATGGATCTTCTGAATCAAGTGAAATTGTTGAACATACCTTTACAAAGAAAGGTAATCAGGGTGTTAATACATATGCACACGATATGAACGAATTTAGAACATCAATTATTGATGTGACAATGCAAATTATTGAAGATAGAAAAATAAAAGAGTTGTTTATGCAAGTATTTTAATTGATTATCCATTCCTTCT